AGGGGGGATGCTCTGCTAGATCCCCAAAACTCGGTAAGCGCTACCCGAGAACCTCTGGTGGCTGGAAAACCTGCAGTTAGCAGGAATAAGACCAGCTCCACAACAATGAGACCAGACTATCAGGCCTCAAACGCCCCTTCTCTTTCTGGGGGGCGTAACACGACAATTACTGATAGTAAACAACAAACGGCTCTTGCCTCTCGGCAATAGTCGTCCCACTCCACCGCCCATTTACGGGCAAGAAAAGCGAGGTACCACCAGCAAAAGAAAGCCTTCGTGTCTTTGTGCGCGTCTTACGACGCTCGGCGAAGGGGGCAGAAGAAAAGCTCCCAGATAATGCGCCCCGCATCAACACTACATTGTAGCCTGCAATCATCTGCACAGGTTTATCCTGTACAGGGGTGATCAAGAGCTCCTTCCACGACCAAGCCTGGATGCATTTATTCCAGTGCCCGTGCGGTGAGCTCATGAACACGTCCATCGGCACCTCGAGCGCTGTTTCCACGTTCCCTTTGTAAGGGCGCATGTAACGCAGCGGTAAAGGTATACAAGCTTCGAGTTCCTCGAGGCAGGGACCGAGCACACCTTCCCAGGTGGGCTTCGACCGAATGGCATTGCAGAACTTGAATATGCTCTGGATGTTTTCAAAAGCAAAGTCAAGGTTGAGGGGTCTAACGTCTTCGCCTTCAAACCAATCTGCACCACAAGATTCACGGAAGGGACCAGATAAAAAGGTCTTCTTCACGTTAGTTGTAAAGCCGCACAACCTCAGCAGACCGAGGAGGCGGTTCGCCACAGATTGCCTAACAATGATATCGTCCCCGTACACAGAAAAATCGTTTACGGGTATACGCATTTCTTTGTTGGCGACGTGGCACAACGACGCAAAAATCAGCGTCTCAAGTGGAAAGCAGAAGCCATTGCCCATAGTCGTAAATTTCTCATAGAGGTGAGGTTTTTCGTCACCCTCGAGAACCCACGATTTGGATCGTAACTGATTCATCAAACTAAACCAGTCAGGAGGTAACAAGTCACGACATAACTCAATTGTCACGCTATCACTAGCGCTAGAAAGGTCGATCGTAACGTACGGATCATCGGAGTCACCTAGGCTGCCCTTCCGGGCAAGCTTTTGGTTCTTCGTCTGGTCCTTCAGGTCGATATCAACGCGCTTTAACCGTTTCCGGATGGCTTCGCCAACACCGAGCTGAATGTACCCGTTCCACAACGGCTCGACAGCGATAGTCCTTTCGGTCTTCACTGTCTTGGGCACAAACGCAATCTTATTGTAGTCGACTAAACGGGCTTTCTCCGCGAACCGAGTATTGAATTGGTCCTGCAGAGAGTTATAAGGGAGACGATTGGGACTAAGGACTAGCTCCCAAATGTGTACGTCCACCTTAGTACAAGCCATTGCGTAGTCGTAAGCGCTAGGCGACACGGTCCAACGATCAGCCAGCAGTTTTCTAGCTGTGTTGGTTGCATACCCGTGAACACCTATAGATGCGCCAGGACCAAAGCTGCAGAGGTCCCATACTTCCCGAAGATTTAACTCCCCGAGTACGTACTGGATCCACGATCTGGCCTGTGAAAGGTCAGACTCGTGCGGGCTCCTCAAAGTTCTGAAGAGCTGGAATCGTCTATTGACGAGCTTGCATTTATGCTCACTCGACAAAAAGACCTCCATAGCCCGCTTCCTAGGGTCGAACTGTACTAAATTCGAGGGAAACGGGTATTTCCGTATGACTGCAGACAACTGATTGCACAACCTATGTTCGGTTGCCGTCCGATACTCTGTGGACGAGATGCGATCAGCAACCTCCACGAGCTCAGTAAAACGCCCCTGCCGAAGTAATGACAGGAGCTCCTGAGACTCGGGGAGATCGGTGGTGCTCAACAATGTATCAAGGAATCCTAGGTAAATCGCCCAGGAATTCTTCTTGAGTAGACGGTTGAGCTTTTGCAGCGGCGACAGCCTTGGGAGTTTCTTCACGATAACTTCCTTTATTAAGAACGGTAAGTGAAACAGTACCGTTCGGAATGACGAGAATGGCGACAAGTAGCATCGCCACTAGACATAGAACAAGTGCTCCTCTTTGACTCATTTTCTTTCCTTAACGACGTTTGTTAGACGTCAGGTTAGTAATTAGTCTGGAGGTTCTTGCACAATGTCTTGAAGCTGGCATGGGCAACCCATGCAGCAAAGTCATTTATCAAGCTGTCAATGTCCGCGCTGGCAGCACCTACGGGTATCGATCCGCCGAGGTCCAAGATCCCTTCGTGAGTTGGGGTCAGGGCACCGGTAAGGGCCAAAGTCCGTGAGAGCTTCGCCTGCACTCTTGCGACACCACTGAAAACAGCTGTAGGCTTAGCCGCAGTCCTCGCCAGTCGAAGATCGTCTTTCAGACTGAGAGTTTTGGCTGGGCCTGCATAGTTAACCGCCGAAGCGGCCAACGAGTCTGCAGTGAATGTCTTGGCATTAATAGTCAACGACATGGAGACTTCCTTAATAGAAAGGGTTAGAAAACAGGTACAAGGCTCAATCTCCTAAGAGAAGAGCCCACGCAAGTCGCCAATACGGCGCCGACGCGGGTTCTCGAAGGACACAGAACCTAATTGCTGCATTATTATAGCAATTAGGTCAACGGCACGGTTAAAGTGGTTCAGGCGAAAATCGCCCTTTATCACCAACTCCGTTTCGTAGCCAGGTAATTCACGACGCAGCTCGGTATGAGTAACGGAACAACTGTCACTCACACTTCCTGTGACGGTCTGCACAGTCGGGGTTAAACTATCCAAACCAAGTGGGCTCAATACAGATTGACGAGTCCACTTAATCGTTCTAGCTCCACCCCTCGGCACAAGACCAACCCTCGGAATGTTCCCGTAGATTACATCTCCTACGTTCACAAACCAATCGACGACAAAGGAGAGACGGGTTAGCTCCCATCCCAGCCCAAGAATGTTGTGGTACGAAAGACCCACATTGTTCCAAGCTGAATTCCGATATTCATCACGATACATAACACGAATAGATACACTCGCATTAGAGGTAATTTGGTAACGAACACGGTATGCTCCTCCACCGCCTGTAAAAGACGAGGTTGAGTACGATACATCGTTAGCGTTTCCACTTGCACGTGAAGTGTGGATGCTAGCGGTCGGCTCATACCCTCGCTCGAGAGCCTTAATTGCGGCCCGGACATCGGCTACCAAGGGAGTTATCCCATAACGGAACCGAAGCCATTCGGAGCTGACGAATTTCATCATAGTATAACTTTCGGCATCAGCCCTTCTTGTTGCGTTCGTGAGACGACCGCTTCTGCGGAAGTCTCGTATAAAAGATCGAACGTTTTCAAGGGGCTTGCCGAACATGATGAATGCTTTATCAAGTTCAGCCAGGCTTTCTGCAAAGTTAGCTTGGCCAGACTGACGGCCCGCAAGGGCCTTCGTCGTAATCTCCGCGACTAAGTTACTGACAACTTTGGACTCCACTATCGAAGGCAGTGTTACCGCCGACAACGTGGGCCAGATGTTTGCTGTCAGAAAGGCGCCTTCATTTTGATACCAGCTTTTAATAGCTGGATTCGTGCAGGCGTCGGCGACCGAGGTAACCCGAAAGGTTGTAGAGCCAAAAATGCGGCTCTCCATCTTCGAGCTAACTAAGGGGTTGAATGGTAATTCCTTCCCCTCTTTCCTCAGTTTAAAGTAGTGCTCCGTCACTTCATCCGCAATAGACTCACTAAGGCCGAGCCATTGATTACCTGGATAATAGAGTATCGGTTTTTCTACGCGATTAGCGCAGGAGACCGGGTACCCCTTAGTCAAGGTGTCAGGCCCGTACTTGTCAGTCTCACGGTGTCGGTAACGAGGCATTTCTACGCTCCAAAGTCAAGCAACAAGTAATACTAGAAGCCTTGCTAGGAACCTCTAGCCGTCCACGACGTGGACGTATCCCATCCCAGTTTCTACCGCACAGAGTTACCGCCGAACATGTATTCCAAGACAGCGTTTTCTTCGTAGATCGACGTATTTTTGTCGAACTCTATGATTAGCTGATTCTCAAAATGCATGAACAGAGAGCACTCCATGTCATAATTCAAGTCCGTGACGAGGACTTTGAGTGGCAAAGCGTCCACATAGTGGTCGCCCTGCTGAACCCAAAGGTAGTTCCTCCTCTTAGACTCGAACAGGCACTCACCGGTAAGAGAGACGAGCTCAGGGTAAATCCCTCGCTCTTCCATCCCACTGATGAATTGATCACGTTGTCTTTCGTTCTCACACATGAAAACGACGATAACTGTTCTCTTTGGCTTGCTCATGGTAACTCCTTTGTGAGTATGGAC